TATCGCGAGGTACAGAAGCTACTGGCTCAGGCAACGAAGGGGGATCAAACACGGGAGGCTTTGGTGGCCGAAAACGAGAAGATGAAGATCGAATTGTCCGAAATCAAGAAGTTGAAGACGGATGTAAATGTCGAAGTGTCTTCAGCCAAGGCCGTTCCCAAGTCTGTCAGGAAAGCGAAAGCGAAGTCGGAGGGAGCCACGGTTCTGGACAAAATGCAGGCGTCCGGATTTTCCTTAGAGGAAGTTATCCAGGCGTTAACAACTGCTGGGATCGTGGAACGCATCGGAAATGTGGGCGCGTCTGCTGGCAATGTCGTAACCACGACTGCACCGGTGGCCGTACCCAAGGTTACGAAAGTAATGCTCGAATTGCCGAGTTCCTCTCAGAAATGAGGGAGCTTGGTAAAGGGTTTGAGGATGATTTTCGATGGCCCGATACCGATATTGCAGCGATAGACGACTCCTTGTGTTATCACTCTCGCAAACAACAAAGTAGTATAGAACGGTTAGATATAGAATCACTAAAATCCACAAATTTTATTGTAGATCAGCTCGAACTTGCATATCAAAAAACCAAGATTGAGTACCGAGGCTGGCCGCAGGATTATGCGAAGTTCATACGTGATAGTGTGGACTGGAACGCAAGTCCCGGCTGGCCTTGGAAAAGGAATTATCCAACGAATCGAGATCTCTTTCTTTTCGACGGAGTCCAGTGTGATCCGCTTAGGGTGGCTATGGTTGAAATGGCAGTGCGTCAGCGCTGGCTAGATTTGATCACTGGTCCCAAGTCGGATCCTATTTATTGTTTCGTCAAACCAGAACCGCACAAGATTAGCAAGGTTCAGAAAAAGTCCTGGCGCCTGATTTCAGGCGTTGGGTTAACTGATACCTTAGTTGATCGAATTTTGTACGGGGATTGGCTTGATGCAATGATTAAGAACTGGGCAGAAATTCCATCCAAAGCTGGGTGGACACCGTCGGGAGGAGGTTTCCTTTGGATGGCAAAGACATTTCGTGGGCGAAAACCGGTTTCGATTGACAAGTCTGCTTGGGATTGGACTGTGAATTATTGGCATGTTTCAATAATAGAGCGTCTAGTTCCGCGCATGATTGTCGGTCGGGATTCTGAGTGGGATTATGTGTTTTCCAATCGCATCCAAAGTATGTTCATGGCCGGTAATCCTGTGTTTAAGATGCAGTGCGGTTGTGAGTTTACGCAGCTTGTGACTGGAATTATGAAGTCAGGGTGCTTAGGCACCATTGCGTTCAATTCCATTTGGCAGTATGCTTCCCATCTAGCGGTGGGAGCTCCACCACATTCTTTGCTATATAGTCTTGGTGATGATACGGTGCAAGAAGAGATGAATAATATGCAATATTACGTCGAGATGCTTGGGAAGACGGGTGCTGAGATAAAGGAAATTGATGCTGGGTACCCTATCAAGTTCGGGGGTCATACTTTCGATCTTGGTGGGTGTGTGCCCAGCTATCGTAATAAACATCTGTTCTCTATGAAATATTTGGAGGACAATGTTATGCTCGAGACGCTTGTTTCTTACCAGCATCTCTACGCTTTGGATCCAAACATGCTTAGATTTATTCAAACAGTCATGGTTAGATATTTTGGCCCCACATCGATACTATCACAGGATTATTTAAAAAATTGGTATTTGGCTCTTGAATGAGCGCTTGG